AAATAGTTGTTTTAGCAGAAACTTTAACTCTATCGATACTTTGTGGGGATTGGCTTCTTATTACCATAGTCATAAAGCCATCCGTATTATACGACGATGTTTCTGCTGCGCCACTTTGATTAGATAAGACGCATCTCATAAAAAATACGTTATTAAAATCAATAGAAATAGAACCGCCAAAACCTGTTGCTACTGCGTTTATTTTGGTAGCTATGTCCTCACGGAAAAACGAAAATTCAAGTGATATAACAGATAGAGTTCAAGGTTTAGGAACTATTGTTTCTATATTAGGAACAACAATAACATACACTAAAGTTCCCGTAATGGTAAATGTAGGCGACGAATTATACCAATTAAACGGTAGCACGCCCGAATTAATAGGGGTAATTTCCAATATAACAGATACAACAATAACTGTTAGCGGTATCGTAACAACCCCAGTTGCGTTAAGATTCTGTTACGTACTTAAAAACGCACGTATTCAAGGTTCAGAGTTAAGAGGTTATTATGCTAAAGTAACCCTTGAAAACAATGATTCTCAAATGGTCGAACTTTTTGCTGTTAACTCAAACATAATTAAATCATACGTTCCAACTGAAAACTAAAACTATGTTTACTATACGAAATTTAAAAGAAGATGATTACGACACGCTTTGTAAGTGGTGGAAAGAAAATAAGTTTCCAATTGTTCCAAGACAAATATTGCCCGACAATGGTTTAGGTGGTATAATGGTTCAAGTTGATAATATCGATGTTTGCGCTTGTTTTTTATATCTTACAAACTCAAAAATATGTTGGTTAGAATATATCGTAATGGACTTCCAATATAAAGACAAGAAAAATAGAGAAAAAGTAAAAGAGTTAGCAATAAACCAATTACGTATATTTGCTAAAGAATTAGGTTTTGAAGCCATGTTTACATCGGTTAAAAACCCCAATTTGGTAAAAACATTTGAAACTTTAGGATTTTCTAAAGACGAAACAGTAGAAATGGCATTAAAATTATGAGGCATTTAAGAAATTATATAATCAAAATCGACGGTAAGGAGTTTAGTGAAACCTTTAAGACAGATGGCGGAATGATTTTGTATGGCGATAAAGATTTCACATATAAAAAACAAGTTAATTCTTATGCTAAAATAATTGAAAAGCCATTAAACGGGGGTGTTTTAGATGTAGGTACAGAAGTGTTTATAGACCCAACTGTTTTTTATCATTATCTTTACGAGGACGGTAGAAAAAATGACACTCAATTTACAATAAATAAAAAAGAGGGGTTGTATCATATTCACCCCGATATGATTATATTGTTCAAACAATATGAAGAATGGAAAGGATTTGATAAAAACTTTCTTGCTATTCAAGAATACGATATACAAGACGATGTTATTGTAAACGGGATAATAACCGATTTTGATAAAAAATTAAAAGAAGACACATTGTTGCCAAAAAAACATACTGTCTTGCCGTCTGTAAATGTGTTTGCAAGTGTTGCAATATAAACTCCAACATCGCTATAACTCCACACCACCGTACCGCCTAAAGTATTCTCCAAAACGGTTGCCGTTGGTGCCGATGTGCCATCTTGCGACAGTAAAGCAACATATTTCAAATAGCCGCCCCCGCCGATGTTCTCCGGGTCAGTCTGCTTTGCCGTGCTGCCTTCCAATACAATCACCTTGTCAGGTGCCGACGTGCTTGCAAGTGCGTTTAATGCTGCCGATAGTGTTACTGCCATTTTTTTTAGTCGGTTGTTATTGGAATACCCGCCGCCGTGTTTATTACCTGCCCGGTTGCGTCATCCAAAATGAAGTTATTAAACGAGCGTTTAACTCTGACTTGGTAGTCGGTAGACGCCCGGAAAATGTCTTTTTCATCCTCCATCGTTTGGTTGCGGTTTTCAAACCGGATACCATCAACGAAATACGTCGCGCCTCCCGTCCCCGCCACCGTCACCTCACCCCGGTAACGGTCGATTGCCTGCCTGACTGCTTCTTCCAACTGCTGACAAACCAGCATGGATTTGGAGTAGCAGTCTATTTGTACCCGTACCGCATCCATACCGGAAGCCTGCGTTTTCGTGTCGGACGGCTCTACGGCAACCTCAATGATTCGGACAGCGGGCAAAGCCGCCTGTTGCGGTATGGTGAGCGGATAAATTTTATACCCGCCGCCGCTATCGGTGCCGACAATGCCCGTTACCGTAATATCGCCCGCAAGCAGGGTATATATTATTCCGCTGATATTCATCCTTTATATGCGTTTTGGCGGGCGAATTTGGCCGTAAACAAATCGCAGCCCAATTTTACGCGCCGTATTACTTGCGGACTTGCAGACACGATTGCAGGACGGACGAAAGGTTTTGCCGCCATGTTGCGAGTACCATATTCCACATAGTGCAGGTAGTAGGCGTCCGACCTTGTAAGGCCAAAAACGCCGCGTGCATTGCTTTTTGAAAGTTTGGCTCCGACTATTACGTCGCGTGTCCGCTTCAAATCCAACACCCTGAAAGAATTTCGCAGGTTGCCCGGCTTGTAGGTTGCAATCTTTTGGCCTTCGCCCCGTGCTACCCGACCGCCCCGGCTTTTGGGGTAGCGGTAGTGTATTTTTGTGCCAATCGGTGCGCCGCGTTTCATTGCATCAACCATCGGTATAGCCGCATACTCCAATATTTTGCGCTGTTCGCGTTCAAAATTGTAGGTCAACTTTTCCAGCGTTTTCACGGCTTCGTTGACTTTCTTTTGCCAGTCTGCTGCGTCAATAGTAAGTTTTATGCTCATGGGTAAACGCGGATCTCGCCGTTCACGCCCTCCAACTGACTTTGAAACTCCTTTTTCACATTGTCCTGATCGGATGGGGTGCAGGTGACGGTGATAACACCATTGTTGTCATCCTGAACAATCAGGTATTTGTCTGCCGGAAGGTCAATCTTTAGTTTGCCGTCCCCCAGCTTTATTTTGTATGTCTTGCTCATTGTCTTTTTGTTGCGCCTGTTCAGGCTGTTTTTGCACTTCTTTTGCCGATGCTATTGCTTGTAGCACGGCGGGCATTTCCTCAAACTGGATCAAGCCCGCTTGCCTTGCTCGTTCTGCAATTACTAAAAAAGTGTTAATGTGTTCTTTTGTCATTTTACAGGCTTGTAACCGCCTCCCAAGCGGTTGTATAGACGTTCAGTTTGTTTGTTGTCGTGTTGTAGATCAAAAGCCCCGCTACCGGCGAGGCTATCGCGTCGCGGGCTGTGCTATCCATGCGGGGCAGTAATAGCCCTTTGGTTGTCGATGTTATTTCGAGGATCGCGGCTTTGTTCGGTGCCGATGTGCTGCCGAAATGCGTTGCCCCGACAAAATTGTTCGTTGTGCTGCTGCCGGTTTGGTATATGCCCTTTGCCGTTGCGCTTGAATACGCTATTTCAATCCCCCGGAAGTCCGCTACGGCGGTGAGCGTTTGGTTTAGGTAGATGCCGCGCGTTGTGCCGTTTGCGCCGCCGGTTTGGTTGAATGTGCCGTCGAAAGAAAGTTGATTGTGTACGGCGGTGCCAGAAGTTGGAGCAAAGCCATAACCAAAATTAAACAGGCTGCGGGTTCCAGACGTTTGAATGTAGGTTAGTCCTGATCCGATTACGATATTTCCAGTGTTAGAAATACCGTTCGCGGTTACATTTATGACCATCGCCGGAGAGCCAGCGCCGGAGCCTGATAGCGTAAGCAAATTAGATGTACTAACGGTGACTGCGCCACTACTCCCGCCCAGTGTTAGGGCGCTGCTACTATTCCCTATTGTGTATGCCGTTGCCGTCGTCATCGTCGCAGGCGTGAACCTGAATCGCTCCGTTATTGCGCCCGCTCCCGTTACATCGCTATAAACCAAAGCACTCGCCCGGCTCGCGTGTGTCGCTGTTGTCCATACTGCCGAAAGGCGTACCATGTCTTGGTTTGTGGTCGTGCTGCTCTCCCCCTGAAACAGAATCCCCCCGCCGAACGATGCAGCCGCCGTGCCGGTGCTATTTGTTTGCAGCGTAAGCACATCCTGAACCGTAGCCGTATTGGCCGTTACGTTCGTAATCGTAACCGCGCCGCCCGTGATTGCATCGCCGGTTATCGCCATGCGGGTAACGTTGTTTGTCTCGAAATTCAAGCCGAATGCGTCGTTTGTGCCGATGGTGATTGCAGCCCCGGTCGTGTTGCCGCCGTTGGTTATGTCGCCCGAACCGCTTGCCGCAATTGTCACAATACCCGCGCTGCCGGTTCCGGTTGTGGTTATGGTAATGCCCGAACCCTCGACAAGTTGAACACTTCCCCCGCTTGCGGAAAGCGTTACCGTATGCGAAGTCGCATCGCTGCTGTTGGTAATGGTTTGGTCGCCGGTATTCGTACCGCTACTTGTGCCGGAAAACCCCGTCACCGTGTCGGCGTTGCCGGTCAGCGCCCCTATGAAGGTCGTGGCGGTCAGGGCGTTGGTTGTGGCGTTGTAGGTCAGTCCCGCGTCCGTTGCGGGCGAAAGGCTGCCGGTTTGCGACGTTCCGAGTAATACCCATGTGGTAGTGTCCCCGCCCGCATCCGCAACCGTGACCGTCCCGGCGTTGCCGGTGATGTTGGTTTGGTCGCCGGTGTTTGTGCCGGATGAAGTGCCGGAAAACGTGCCGCTTTGCGTTGCCAGCGTACCAAGCCCCAATGTCGTGCGGGCTGCGCTTGCGTCGGTGTCGTCAATCAGGGAAAGCCCAAAGTCCGTTACTGTTTTAGCCTCCAAACTGCCGGTACTTGCCCGCGCCGGGAAAGTATTTGCCGCAAAAGAAGTCTGCGAAAACGCATCAGCGCCGGTTCCGATGGTCAGCGTATTAGCGGCGATGGTAAGGGCTGCAAACGAGGTAAGCGTACCGTCAAGAGGTTGAAGCCCGCTTAAATCCTGGTCGCCGGTATTTGTTCCCGACAAACTTAAATCCGCCATTATTTGCGCAACCGTCCTATTTGCCCACACCCCGGCTTTATATTGCATTATGTCATCATTTGAAGGCGTAAGCCCGGCAATTGTTGTCAGGTCGGCGTCTAACGCCTGCTTATTGCCAAGCGCCGTATTTAGGTCGGTCTGATTTGACAGCGTGCCGGTTATGCTGCCCCATACCGCCGCGCCCGCGCTTGCAAGGTCGGCTATGGCCTGCGCGGTTGCCTTAACATTCGCCCCACTTTGGACTATTTCAACCAATTCCGCCCCGGTGAGGGTAGCGGCTGCGGTTAGTTGTGATATTTTTTTCTTTGCCATTTTATTTATTCTAAAATGCGTCCTTCTTCGGTTTCAAGTATGCGGTTTTCTTGCGCCTCGGTTATCCGGTAGTCGTCCGTTGGTTCACCCGGCAGGCAAATCGTTTCATCAGCCACAAACGGCGGTTCGTACAAGTCTGCAAGGCAAAAACGATTAACAATAAATGTTCCCTGAATTGACAGGGCGAAGTAGTCGTAAGGCCAAATAAACATTGCCTGTTTGTCTGGCAAATTCCAAAACGAAAACGGCGCGAATAGTTGCGGGGTTTTCGGCAACTGCGTGACGTTCGTAATTTCCACCCGGCGATACGCCAAAGCCTTCACCGTGTCGGCCCCGAACACCTGTGCAGATGTGCTTGGATTGTGGAACGCTGCAATGACGTAAGGAACTACCTTATCCGCCGCATAACATTCGCCGTCGGTGATCGCGTCACCCAGGCGTTTCATGTTCATCCAGCACACGAATTTCAGATTGAAGCGGTAAACAAGTCCGCCCCGGTTCGGTGTGTTTTCGTCGTAGCCCAGGGATTGACACCCGCCGTTATCAACGAAATAAGCAACAGCGGACACGCTGGAATCAGGCACAAACCACTTTAGTTTTTGCTGATTCTCGAAACACTTTTCGGCGTTCACGTCGCAAGCGATAGGCCACGACTGCCAGCCAGCGACAAGGGTCTGCCCGTCTCCACCTGTTACGGTAGTCGGCTTTTTGGCTTCGACAACCAGACCGGCAAACCGTTCTATCCAGTCAAGGCCGGTAAGCGTGTCTTTCAGAATGTCCGCTATTGCTGCAATCATTGTTTTATAATTTGCTTCACAAAGAAAACGCCTGATTTATCCCGGACTTCCAAAAAGTACAGGCCCGCCGTTTCCGGCATGGTGTATTCAAATGTTTGGGGATGCCCGGCTACCTGTTGAAAATCAATACAAACAAGACGGCTCACCGAATCGTATAGCCTTACCTGAATTTCCGTTTCGGTATCCCGTTGAACAGAAAGCAGGATTTTGTCAGCCGTCGGGTTAGGGTACACGTTTGCCGCTACACTGCCCGGCTCACGGTCTGCCGATGCCGCCTTTTGTTGCAATAGCGGCGTTTCGGCGCATACCACCGTTTGCGGGACATAGGCCAAAGGCGTTGCGGTATATGCCACCGACCAAAGCGGGGCAGCGTTCCAAAGTTGCAACGTGTTGCACACGCTTCCTGCCTTTTTTGCAACAAAATAAATGGTCGATATTTTAACGCCAGGCGCAACGGTTTTGCCGTATGGACTTGTCCACAGTGTGCGAATCTCCCATGCCTTGAGCGCATAGCCTGGCCCGGCAGACGAAAAGCAGTTCGGCCCGTATCCGGCAACGGCTCCCGTTGTTCCGAATTTGTGGGCGTTGGTAGTGCCGCGAAGGCGAAGCGCCGATGTATCGAATTTGAGGGTAAATTGGAAAGCGCCGATGCCGGTAAAGCCGGATGCGTAAAAGTCCACTGCCACCGTGTCGCCGGTGACAAAAGTTTTGTTGATAAATTGCCATTGCACCTGCGCAAATGCGGATGCTGAAAGCAGGAATAAAAATGCGAAAATGGAGGAAGTTTTAATTTTCATAAAATATTGAAAGTTTAGAAATTAGATTCCGAATGCCTTTAAAATCCTTTGCCGGTTGGCCTGCCTGACCAATTCCTTTTCCGCCTGCGAAGGCTCCAAAATATTGCCCCGCTTCTTTCTTGCCCCGGCAATTATGTCTTTGCTGCGTTGCTCCTGCCCGGCAATTTCTACCGTAGCGCTGAAAATGTCGCTTGCAATAATTCGGGGCTGCACATTTGCCCACAAACGGCCCGTCCGGGTAAAATCCACATACCCGACCTGATACCCTGCCTTGCCCCGGCTTTTCTTGTATTGATCGGTATAGGGCGCAAACGCCTGCTCTGCACTGTTTTGCCCTTTGGTCTGTATTCTCAACTTCGTAAGCGCCAACTGATCCAAAGCGATGCGCAAAACCTCGTTTTCGCGGTCGTTTATCAGGGTTTGTTTAATTTCCCTGATTCGGTTTAGTATGCGCTCGAATGCCATTTTCAGTTTTGCCTTACATGGTTTGTAATGCGCCGATCTTCGACAATTTCAGCGACTTTGCGCGCCGCTTTCCGATGACCTAAGTCGTGCAACACCTTTGCCGCTGCTGTCAGTATTATGTCGGTCACGTCATCGTCAACCAAACAGACGTTTGCAACGCCGTCCGTCATTTCGTCAACCATGCCGTTAAAAACCATGTCATAGGTTTTGCCGTCGCTTGATATTTTCAGTTCAAATTTTCCCATCAGTCAAGGACAAAATTATCCTGGCACCCTTGAAACGCCTCGGCTTCAACATCGAAATAAAAGCGCCCGATGTTCAGACCTACGCCTTGCCTGCCCGGTGATTCAAAGGTAAGGTTTTCAACGGCAAATTCCACCTGTGCAAGCGCATCAACGAGTTTTGCATCTTCCATCTTGATTGTATCCAAATCGCCCGATTTGGTCAACCAGCCCAAAACGTAATCAGGCAAGTCCGCAACTTCAAAACCCCGGCGTTCCACCGTTCGCGTAAAGCGCCGTATTTCTTCGCCGTTTCCGTTTACCCGTACATCCGTCTCCCGGACAATTTCGGGAACGTCCCAAACGGGCATAGGCAGGTACAAATACTGCTCATAGCCGGTACTGTAAAGCACATTGGCCTTGTCGGTCGTATTGCTGAAATTCAGCCGCCATACCGGCCCGGACGTAAGTATTCCGGCCTCATTGACCGACGTTGTTACAAGCGTCAAAGCAAGGGTTCCGCAACCATCGGCGGCACTCCATGCGGCGGTGTATGTTTTCGTAATAATCAGCCCGCAAGCGGTTGTTACCTGAATGCGATATTCTTCTTCTTCGTTTGCCAGCGTATCTACTACGGTAACGCTGCTGTTTGTTGCAATTGTCTCATATGCAAGCCCAACTTTGCGCTGAATGACGTATGTGCTACCGCTGCCTGTTTCAATCACTGCCTCCAAACCAAATTGGATAACCGGGTCTTCGACGGCGCAACTGTCTGTTTGTATGGCAAGCCCGACAGCCTCAAAACCGCACATATCGCGGCAGTCGAGCACTTCGGAAAATAGGTTTGCCTGCCCATCAACATTCAAAAGGATGTACCAATAGCCGCAATCGGGTATAAAATCCAAATCATAATCCCCTTTCCATGTGATCCAAAAGCCTGAAAGGTCGGCTTTTACATCTACATACAGTGTGTCAGTTCCTTGAATAATGGTTTCTGTATCGTCTTCCGGGTTTACCAATGCAAACAGGGTAACGCCGCTAAACGTCCCGGTAAAATAAACCTGAAACGGCAAAAGCCTCGTTCGCGGGCATGGCAAGCCATACGGCACAACGTCCGTACCTATCTGCCGGTGACGCTGCCAGCGGCGGTCATTTGAATTGTACCCTTCCGTATAGAAGGGCAGCAGGTTGCCCGGATTGACTGGAATCATTTTTTAACCCCTTTTTGAAGCCTGAAAGCGCGAGCAGACGACAAAAACTCCTTTGACTTTTGTGCGTCTTTCAGGTCGAAAAAGTCCTTTTGGTTGTAGTCTCTTACACGCCTTAACGTGTCTTTCGCCTTCATTTCTCCCCGCGCAAGGTCAACCATTGCCGCTTTCTTTTCCGCCGCAGACTTTTGCGAAAACAAGTAGTTTGTTCGTTCAACCATTGCCCGCTGCTCGCTTGTCTTTATATGCTGCAATTTGTTGGCGCTCCTTTTCAACGTCGTAACACCGCCACCATTCCCGCTCCCGCGCTGCCGCGTCCCGTCCTCATCCATTTGGGCAAACGCGGCGCGTTGGCTGTCTTTTGGTAGTTTCTTGAATTTCTTTGTTGCCATGATTAGCGTGTTTTATTCGTGAACCAAATTAAGCGTTAACAATCCCGTTTTCGTGTCCTGTTCCGCGCTTTTCACCATGCCCAACCCCAAAGCGGTTTGTACCGTTTCGGAAGGCTCGAAAGTATCGCAGCAGAAAGGTATGGAAATAGCCGCCTGTGCTTTTCGCTTTTTAACCGTCGCTACCGTAAACGTTCCGCCCGCCGTAGTGGTGGCAAGGTCGCTATAACGGCCATAAATCCACAGGTTGTTAAATAGGCGCTTCCATTGCATTGCCCCGTTTGCGATGCCGTCAAGCGTGTCTAACAAATAATCGTCTCCCGTGATCGGGTAAACGCAGACGAAAACAAACCCGATCAAACCGGCTTTTTGGTTGTCGTAAAGCCCGCCAAAGTCGGCATTCATTTGGGCTAATTGCCGGTCAATCTCCGATCCTGTCGGACAATTGTACCCGATGCGTTGCGGCAAGAAGGTAGCGTTATAGGATTCCTGATAGGCGAAGCGTTCAAAGTTCGGAATGTCGCCTTCCGTCTCAAAACGGTTCAACCCGCGTATGTACTTGCCGCCGTCTAATGTGGTCAGGTCAAGGCCCGCCGACCCTTCAAAATATGACAGGTGTTCAATCCGTAGGACATTGCTACCGCTAACATCCACAATCGCCCAATAAACGTTCAGACTGTCGCGTAGCGCCGTCAACATATCGTTTAAGGTCAGGGGCAGGCGCGTTGCGTCGTTCGTCGCATCCGGGTTTACTATGTCGCTTTTCTGGAAAATCAGGACGTTTTGAAAAACGCCTTCAACGTCTAAGGCGTAGTCGTATGCCGTATTTGTCGGCTGCGTCGCGTCCGGGTTGATGTTCAGGAAATTGGAGCGCACTTCGTCAATGTCGCATCCGGTTTCAGTTACCGCATCTTCGATCATATCAGACAGCAAGCGCCCACCTGAAACCGTATCCGGGTCGGTCATGGTCGCGTCGTAAGTCGCTGTAAGTTCGGTGAACGCCTGAACGCTGGAAATGATTGAAATAGGCCGTACCCAATCGTTGCCGCCTATGTTTATCCAGCCGTATCCCGGCGGCGGGCTGACTTGCGTAACGGCTTCGCGTTTCCAGGTCGTATCTATTTGAACGTCATCCACACCTACCGTGTTTCCGGTGAAAATTTGCGAATGAGCAACCGGCGTCCATGCCGTAGTTGGGTCGGGTGTCGGGTCAAATTGTACGTCGTGCGGCCCGGCCCCGCTGAAACAGTCCCGTAAAAAGAGTAATTGCACGTTGGGGATAACTACCAACCCGTCGTAAGAGCAAACGGTTGTTTCAATGGTGCCGTACAGCGATTCGAGATTTTTACGGCTCCCGAATAGCAACCAGTTTTGCTCCTTCGCAAACTCGTTTTTCGCGCACTCATAAACGTCATTGGGCAGGATTTTGAAAGACGCCTCGCATTTGTCAAGGTCGTACTTTCCTTCCGTTGGTGTGATCTTCCCAGAGAAAAAAGGCTCCCATGCGTTTGTGCAAAATTGCTCAATTTCAATTTCCACGCTGCAAGGCGTTCCGGCGTCTAAAATATCTTTAAAATAGGTGTAATCAGCCCCTTTGAAAAGCAGTTCGGTATCAAGCGCCACGCGGTAACTTACCCCGTCATCCTGCAAATTCCATGTTTTTTTCAGCCCGTCATTGACAGGCGAAAGAGTTACCGGCGTCCCGGAAGGATCGGCGGTAAAGCGGAATTTGTTTAAAAGATTGAACATTTATGTTAAACAGCCTACTTTAATTCAGGCCGCAAATATTGTGCGATTTCGTCGCTGATAAATGAAAGGTGGTGCCGACAACGAAACCCGCCGCAATCGGTAAAAGGGTCATATCCAATTTTGGGTTTCCCCTGAAATTCCAGGCTTTCCCAACTTGCTATTTCCGGACGGCTGAAAACCTTATTCACCCGTGCAATGCAAAACGGCCTTGAATCCTCTTCCAATGTCCCGCTATAAATCGCATAATCCAACCCCAACCTATCCGCATAAATCAAATTGGCCGTTCGGTCGATACGCTGATAAAGGTCAAAAGAGTTTGTACGCCAATGCCTTTCTAACATCCCCTGTCCCGGCTGCCCGACAAAAACCGTCCTGAACGCTCTTTGGAATTGTGCCAGCGGCATTTTTTGTGCAATGGCCTGATTTACCAAACTTGCTACCGATTGCCCGACCTTGTTGTTATTGAACAGGCTTTCAAAGTATCCTCCCGGTATCAATTCCTTTGTGGCGATATTGTATCCCCACCTTTGCAGGGTCAGCCGCCGCGCCGCTTCATCTATGCTTTCCACCTTCCCGGCAGGCTCAAACGTGCTGAAATATTCGGCGTTCAGGCCAAACAACCTACCGGCCCAATCCAACACGCTGCCCAACATGGTTTTTTGGTACTCCCGTTGGAATCTGGCAAGGATGCGTACCAATGTCGAAACCTTACCCAAATTACCCACCGTGTATTTTATCCTTCCTTCTTCCGTTTCGATGCTGCCTATCAGCCAATCAGTTACCGCCGCGTATGCCGTCGCTTGCAATGCCCGGACAACCTTTGCCGATGCGCTTGCAGCCTTTTCGGCCTCTTTTATTCGGCGCTTTTCAAGTTCGGAATAGGTAGGCATTAAACAGCGTTGAAATTAGGCTCCACAAAATCCGGTTGCCCGGCAAGTTGTATTTTCTCCCGGTATTCGGCTACTTTCCCATCAATGAGCGCCTTTTGCGCCTCGTATGTCAGCAGGTGAAAACTCGGCGTTGAAACCTCAATCTCCCGGCGTATTTCTTTCCAGTATGCCCACAAAATGTAATTACTGTCAAGCGGCGAAAGCATGGCAAGTATTTGCGCCAACTGTTCATGGGATTTGTCGTCGAACGGTAGCCATGCGTACCGCGCCACGATGCGCTTATGTGTTTCCGGCTCTCCCTCAAATTGCTTTGCAAGGATGCGGTGCCGTTGGTGAACTTTCGCCTCGTAAATGTCCACTTGCTGAATTGCGGAAAAATTGGCAACTTCCTGCTCAAGTGTGAGCATATCAATTTTTTCCGGGTAGGAATAGTTGACCGTGATCGGCCCGTATTCCCGATAGTTTGCCAGCACCCGAAAGGCAAGTTCAATGCCCTGGCAAACAACCAAAGCCGATGCGCGCAATATGTCCGCCTGTGCGTCGGTCTTTTTCAGGATCGCCGTTGCTGTGTCGGTGCTTGCCCCGGTTGGTTTGGTGGATGTTTCGCGGCCTAAAACCGCATCCGAAAACCTGACTTTGTGTTTTTCAAGTTGGGAATCAAACCATTCCAAAAGCGCCGTATCGGTAGGCTCCTCAAAAGCGAGTTTGGACAGTTCTAACAGTTCATCCGGCTTTAACCCCTCCGGCATTGCCAACCTTAAAACCTCCTGCTCTGTATTGAAGTTGGCCCGTAAGCCTGAACCCTGACAAGACGGGCAACGGCTTTTGCCATGTTCGCCCGCGTAAATCCATCCCTTTTCGCAGCGTTCGTGATTTTCGGTTTCGTATTCGCAAGCGGGCGAAAATTCGCTGCGTCGGCGAAATGCCTGCATGACTATTGCCACATCAAGCATTTGTTTGTCCCGGATCACATCTTTCAGGACAAAGCGCCCATCCCAGAACCAAGAAACATAACTTTCCTCGTTCGTTTCCTCGTCCGGGTACGCGCCTACGCAAAACGCCGGGACTTCGCCCGCGCCGTGTTCGATGGTGGAAATGTAAAAGGCTTTGCGCTTTTTTTCGCTGGTTGGCAGGATTGCGTTTTGATATTGAAAACCGCCGTCTGCCTGCATTTCAGGCGATTGGAATACGGGGTACACGTCTACCTCAATCAACATTTCCCCTTCCATCATTACGGTTTGCGCCCCGATCTCCCGCGCCTTGATAACGCGCGTCGTGTCGTACATATAGTAAGTCTCCAATTGTACATCCCGCCTTAAACCGCCCTCAATCTTGTATTCCATTCGGAAGTCCCTGAACAGCACCCACGACGGTATCCCGTCGCTGTCCATGCCAAAATTTAACACGTCAATGCTACGGAAAATAGCCGGGCGAAGGTTTGTTCTTTCGATTTCGCCGTCCGGTCTGCGCTGGTCGTTCCTGTCGTAAAGTATCCAGGCGTTCGGGTCGTTTTTGGTGAGGTGGCGTACTTTCCCGATTAACCAAGCCTCCAACCCTACCCCCGGCAAGAATGCTTCCCAAAGCGCCGTTTCCAGTTCCTGTTTCTCTTTTTCGGTTGCTGCCACCAGTTCGCGCCGAACGCCGTCAACACGGGTAAGCCGGTTCAAAATGTCTGCTTCGGAAATGACGGTAGGCGTTGCCGGATTGTTCAGGCGTAGGCGCTGCGCTTTGAGCGGCTCCGCCTCAAACCGGCGGTACTTCAACACCTCTTTATCCTGACCCTTGCCGGTCGTGAACATATGGCAGTCGTGCCCGACTTCAACGGTTCGCTCATAATGAGCATGGCGCAACTGAAAACTAATGTTCTCGGTGAGGATTGCTAAGAGTTGCGTTTCGTCCATGCTTCAGCGAATTTTCGCTGCAAGGTAGCAAAAACCGTGCGAAAGTGCAAAACTATTCTTTGCCAAACAGGATATGGCATATAAAAAAACCAGCACCCCTTTGTCTCTAAGGAAGTGCTGGGAAAAAAACAAAATATAAAAAAGAGAATCAAGCAAAATAAGCGCCCTGCCTTTGCATCACCGTCCCTGCTATCCAGTACCGCGCCGCATCAATGGCATGGTTAAAATTGTCGTTCGGTTCGCCGGTCGGCTTTTCGCTCTGCCGGTCAATCGCCCACTCGTAATTGTCCAATTCTGTTTTCAGGTTCTTTGATCGGGCGGTAATGCAGATTTTAAAGTTTTTCATTACCCCGATTCCGGCCTTGACACTTCCCGGCCCCTTTGTTGCCGGTTCGATATTGTACCACCCTTTCTGCTTCATTTCTGCAATAGATTCCGGGTTGCGGTCTGCAAGGATTTTGAAGTTCTTTGAAACGCCTGCTTCCCTCATCAGTTTGTCGCGTGTGGCGCTGGTTGAATTATGGATGTACAAAACCTCATCAAGGTACACCACCCCGTTCTTTATCCCGCACCGAATCAAAGCGCAAGGATCGGGATAAAATCCCCAGTCCAACCCGTACCCCTGCTGTCTGCAATCCGGCGGGAAGTCCTGCACAATTTCGTATTCAGGGAAAACAAGCCCTTGTTTAAGACTGCCCCATTCCCCCAGGGCATAAACCGCGTATTCATCCGCCTTGCCCGGCGTTTGCCGCAATATTTCAAATTGCTGTTGTTGTTCGGGCGGCGAAAAATGGTTGTCGAGGTAGGTTGTTTTGAGTTTGGCGGCTTCGTATAATTCCGAACGAAAAAAGAAGTCGTAAATCCAGGATTCGCGGGATATAGGGTTAAAGGTCAGGTGTATGTGGTTGCTTGCCTTTTGACTTCTTAAACGCCTGTTTAATTCTGTGAAGTCACCGCTTGAAACATTTCCTTTTTTGTCCATCGGCTCTTCTATCCAAATGTCGGTAATGTCCGGGATTGACTTCAATTTGTCCACCTCATCAAGTCCGGCAGACATTAAAAGGTTGCCGTTGTGGCGGCATTCAATATCCATTTCCGATTCCTTCACCTTGAAATAAGGCTCCATGCCGTACCGGGTAATCAAGTCCTTGAAAAGCCTGAATTGACTGTCGCGCACTTGCTTTTCGTATTTCCGGCAAAATATGACCCGGCAAAAGTCCTGCGTAAGGCATTTGTAAAGCAGTTGCGTTGCCTTCGCGTCTGACTTGCCGCTGCCCGAACCGCCGTACCAAATTTGGATCCGCGCCGGATCATTGAAGTAGGGCAAGTAAATGTCGTTGACAATAATGGGAAAACCGTAGGATCGGGCCAGCATTAACCCGCCTTCATCCTTCCTTTTGCTCGCCGGGTAAAGGACTGCTGCCATTGTCGCTTTGCTGTTTCGCTTCCAAAAAGCGGTTAAAGGCTTCGATTGTTTCAGGGGTAAGGGTTTTACCCTCCATTGCGACTTCTTTGTTCAGGTTTTCCGTTTTCTGCAATGGCATACCGTAGGCACGGTTTAAAATCGCCGTAGCGGCGTTCACGTTTCCTTTTTTGGCTGCCCTGAGTAGTGCAACCAGTACGGCTTTAGCCTCGCTCATTTCGCCGTTTTCGTCTTTGCTTCCTAACACATCTGCGAGCAAAATGTCAAGTTCAGGCAGTTTTTTTACCCTGCCGTTTGGGTTGGCCGTTTCCCCCTTTTCAAGTATGTTGAGCGTTCCGCCGTTCCTGCCGGGTACTTTTCGCATTTTACGTTGCTTTTACGTTGCTACACTGCAAGTTTTTGTAAATCAAAATTCCAAATTTCATTCCCGGTTCCGTTGTATTCCGGCAATAGTCCGCCCGTGACAAAATCAGACCTTACCCACTTTGCAATAAAGTCTAATTTCCCCTTTCTTTCAACGCGATAAATCAACCCCTCCGGCAATCCTTCGCTTGTAATCCATCGCGCCGCACCGTCTGACATTCTTTCAACGCAAAACTCAATTGGTACGGCGCGACTACCAAAAGCAATAATTTGCGGGATATTAAAATCAAACTTTTTAACCGCTAATTGAAAGTCTCCATGATTCAGCCTTGTTTCCCCTTCAAAATAATCGAACGCAACAAACGGCTCATCGGGTATCTGATACTTCAAACCGTGTGCCTGTAAAAGCCATTCCCCGCAAACCCTGTCACCTTCCATTAACATCCGCCCAAACCGACCACTGTGTTTTTCAACCCATTTCCCAAAATAATGGTGCTGTGAAAAAGGGCTGCTGTCGGCCAAATACCCGCGCCGGGTCAATGCCAGAATTTTGCCGCCTAACTTTGCTACTGCTACATTTGAACCGTCGTACTTTTCCTGAACAATCAGAAAGTCGTGTTTGTCGCGTATCTTTTCATATCGCCATATCTTATTGGTGTTAATTGTCAAATATGAGATTCCGCAACTTTTGTTGATGATTTTATCATTTTCTTAATCTCATTTTCCTCTGCCTCATACAGATACAGGACAGCAGTTGAATAGCTTCCCAGCAGATCTTTTAATATCTGAGAGTTGTCTATGGGGTATTTATCTCGGCTCGATGAGCTTAAGATAATTCGTCTCAATTCGCGTGATTTTTTTCTCTTTTTTCCAAGTGGCTTCATTGCCTTTTCAAATTAAAATAAAACTTCCCGCCGTTCGCCTGCTCCACCACCGTCACCGAATCGCCGCGCACCTCGCCAAATCCCCAAACCGCCGTATTTCCGGTATTGATTTCAGTCAGCAATAGTGCGCTGTCCTCGTAAGGCTCCACGCTGTACCATTTCGGGGCAAGGATGCTGCCAAAGTTGAAAACCCAGGTCGTGGCGTAATCCGGCCCGAAAATGTAGTGCCGTGTATGGTCATCGGTGCGCACCCATTCGCCCTGCAATTCATCCTGCAAGGTTGGATCGAAGCGGCTGTCTGCGCAAGATGCCGCGAAAAGCAGAAAAAATAAGATTGCGTTTTTCATTTTCAGAAAATCATTTTGGTGGGTCTTGCCCCGTTCTCGCATTTGAAGTTCGGGGTTTGGTCTGGTTCGCATTTAATTTTTGCGTATTCCATCAGACGCTTAATCGAACGCGGTTTAAACGTGTCGTACGCCCGCACAAAGGCAGACGTGAAAAGGCCGCCGTTTCCGGTGTCATAACTCACCTCATTGAATGCACAGGCAAGCAGCCAATACATTTTGGGCTTCCGTGCCGCTGCCCGCGTCTGTGGGCGGGTCATAAACTGCTGAATCCGCATTTCACTGGCGTTGAACGGGACGAACTTGTCTTTTATGCGCTTACTTGCGCCCCGGCTGAACTCACCTGCAAAGCAGCAGTCCAAAATGACAATTACGCTGCCAGCGATTTGCTCGACAGCGCGGCGGAAGTCGCTTTCTGGTATGACTTCTATTTTCGATCCGTTCCAAAAGCAGATACCGCCCTGGAATCCATCTACTTCCGTAATGTCATCCAAGTAGGTGCCGTGACCGCTGAAACAAATGTAGGTGGTATCCTTTTCGGTGCAAGCGTCCCGCAGGCTTGCGCAATCGGCGTAGAACCGTTCTGCGCTGTAAGTACCCGTCAGGGTTGCGCCGTAGGCATTTCGGGGCATACGGTTGTATATGTTGGCCGCGTCGATCTCGCAGCCGTTCAGGGCGTATTGCGACCCTGCGTAGTTCAGTCCGATAATTAGCGCTCTTTTCATTCGCTGTCTCTTTGGTTTGCGTCGGTTATCATTTGCAATGCCCCCTGCAATGGTCTGACTTTTATGTACGGATTGTTGCGGTTCGTCACCATTTCTGCAAGCCTTCCCGATTCATCCGCAACGTAAAACACGACCTTTCCCAGTCGGGTTAAGGTGCCGTCGAAGTCTTTGCCGGCGTGTCTGCCTTTCAGAATTTGGATGTTGCAATTCATCGAATGCAAATTTACGGTTTATTTCAGATAATCGTATTTCCCGACATACTTTGTCCATTCCGGCGGATTTGGGTCTTTTGGCCGTATGCCAACCGGGAAAATGATTTTGCTTATTTCGCCGCCCTTTTCAGGCTTGAAAAGTTCGCGGGTTTCGAGGGTGGTGGTTTCGGGGGTTGGGTTGGCTTGTTTTGGTTTCATGTGTTTTTTATCAATGTGTTGGCAATTGAAAAAAGAATAAGTGCAAAAATACCGGCAATAAAGCCGATGAGTATAGCGACAAATATTTTCTCAATAAGAATTTTCATGTGTTTTGTGAGCAAAAATTAGGCCTAACTGTCGCCTGCCGGAAATGCCCGCTAATCGCGGGGCAATTCGTTGGGCTTGGAGTTAGCCAGAAACAATATACTGCATATAGTCAAAGTCGGGAGGCAAATGCCCTGATTTTTTCCATCCTTCAATCTCTGAAAGCCATGCAATGCCGCCGCGTTCGTTCCTTCTTTCCATTGTCTGCGTAACACCCGGAAACATTGCCGTGTATGCGGCCCAAATAATTTTTGCACCCGCTTCTGATATAAACACTGTTTCGTCATTTCGGCCCTGCAATTTTGGGTCAAGCATTATTTTGAATTTCTCCATTTATGTTTGTTGTGAGCCTCCCCCGTAGGTTTCGGCCCGTTTCAATTTCATCATTTCCGCCCAATCTTCCCGGCTCATAAAATCGCAGCCGAACGGCGGGGCAGAAAATTCGGCAATTATTGTTTCCTCGAATGCGTTGATGAACTCAGAATCCGATAAACCTGTCGTACTTGAAGGCATGGCGAACGTTGCAAACGGAGTGCGTACCAAAACCGGGTTATACTTCATTTTCAGCGCCTCGTGTATCTCCTGCGTGTTTCGCACCTTCCTGAATCGTTCACCTTCCATAATCTCAAAACGATCCCCACAGGTTAGCAAAATCGTTTCCATAACGTGCGCAAAGTAGTATTTGTAACGGGTTGTGGCGTATCCACGCCGTTGCGCCTCAAATATCAGTCTATACCATCCATCCGGCAAAGTTTCCCAGGCTTCGCGGTAAATATCCACGCTTTCCGGCCTTAGTTTGCCGTTTGCCTTTTCAATGTGGATGACGGTTTTGTCGCTCATTCTTCAACCTTTTTGCCTAAATGCAG